ACGGAAATACTGAGGCAGCTTTTGTTGCAATCCCGATGGTGGGTAGTCAAATTCTCTGTGCATATGAGGATGATGTAGCTTCGGAAGGTGATCGGATCAAAGGGTATTATTACTTAGGCTCCTTAATGGGAGATATTCCTGGGGCCAATGACAGTCTTCCTACTCCTCCTCCAGGCACCGAAGCACCCCCAAGCAATGATTATGTACCAAAAGATAAAACTGGTACTTTTGGACCTGAGACAGGAGAGTTTGAAACAGCAATGCAAGAGCCTGAGAAGGTGCCTAGCTTTCCTTCCGCATTTAAGGACATGTATGACGGAAAGGGGATTATCCCAGAGGCTATTGGACTAAGTAATCACCGTGGGGATGCTTTTAAGATTTCAAGTCAGTATGACTCTGTTTCTAAATCCAAGGATCCTTTTCAAAACTATGCCATAGGTATGCAAAGTGGAAGTGGAAAACAATTTAAACTTATAGATTCTCCTATTGTTAATGGCATTGTCATGACAAATGAGCATAAAGGAAAAGACTACTTTATCTGGAGTTCAACAGGTAGTAAAGATAGTCCTTTTGCAGCAGGAGAGTATCATATGAGAACTCACGGACCTGTCAACATGTATACTTTAGCTAATAGATTCCATATGTGGGTAGAGGATGGTCTCAATGTAGAGATTGAAAATAAATCTACAGGTAAGGCTGCATATGGAGATGACACCTCTTCAAATAGTGATGGAAGAGTAGACGCATTGGGTAACCCCGCTACAGGTCTCGGAGATCCTGGCATTGGAGGTTATTCTACTAGGAAAGGTGTTTTTGGTAACGAAACTACAGGTTGCATTAAGTTGCGCTCTCACCATAATAATATCTCCTTAGAAGCTGAGGCGCAAGATTCTGTAATTTTTGTTAATGCTCCTGGACCGCATTCAAGAGTTATTGTGGAGTCTGGAGGTAGTGTTGATATTGTTGCTAAAGGGAAGATCACTCTACAAAGCGATGTAGAAATAGAAATTACTGCACCTGAAGTAGATATTAATGGTAGTAACATTGTAGATATTAATGGAACAGATGTAACCATCAATGGTGGTCCTAATATCAATCTTAACCCATCACCTGGATACGTAGCCCCAGCGTCCTAACCCTATATAAATTATGGCTTCATTCGATTTTTCAAAAACAGCAAACATTGTAACCAATTCTTCTAACCCAGTCCTAGATGCTATGGGGACACAGTTTGGAGTACCTCAATGTATGATGGACTTCTCAAAAGATGTTCTTAACGCATTCCCCTCTCCAGTTCTTAATGACCTTAACAACTCAATTGGAGAAGGGAAAGATCTAGCAGATTCTATTTTTAAGGATGTGATGAGACAAGTATTCCTAGATACAGGAATTGTAGAATATAATACAAACTTAGGTAGATTTGTATTTGTTTCTAGTTCTTCTAACAGGGGAGTTGAGGATTCAGCGTTAGATGCTGTGAATGATTTAGATGGCTTGGGAACTATTCTAGGTTTCGGAGCAGAAGCTTGGGTCATTGGGGAGAATATTGGGGAACAGATTGATCTAATTAAAAACTGTATTGACAAGATGAAGACCTTTGGTGCTCTTCAAAAAGGCCCTTCAGCATTAGCAGATAAACTAGCGGGATTTGATATGGTGGATGCTAATGGTAATGTGATTAACTTCCCTGCCCCTCCGCCACCACTTGTAGCGGCTAGCAAGGTTTTTGATCAAAATAAATCAGCCCTAGAGCAGTCCGCAGGGTTTATTGCTCAGGCCGAAGCACAACAACAAAAAATTCTAGAGATCACTCAAGCAAGAGCCGCTGACCCAGAAAATAACCCAGAGCCTGTGTTCTGGAAGAATATGCCTAACCCAGATCCCAACGGTCCTCCTACTCTAGGAGATGCTCTGGGAGATTCTACAAGATTTAAGTTAACAGATGCTGTAGCTGGCCCAGGTGGATTTCCAATTATTCCTTCAGATGCCGAAGATGAGTTTAATCCTTTTGTGGATGTAATTAATGCTAGTGGAATGCTCCCCCCTGTCTCCAAGGAAGGACAGTATCTATTTTCTAAAACAGGTATTTACTACGACTCCTATGGAGGGGGTTTAGATTACTCTGGGTGTATTACCAATATCGTCAACGCTATTTACTTTAATCAGTATGGTGTTCCAATTCCTGGAACAGGTGTACCTGAGCAATCTTTAGAATACTTATTTAAGTATAATCCAAACCTTGGAGGAAAGGGCCAGCAAGTTACTTGGTCTACCTTTAACAAATGGGCTAACACTGCATTTGATATAGAGCATATCGATGAAAGTCCTACAATGCAGGAATTTTATGATGATGATCACTTCCTACAAGTATTAATTGATCAACGCAATAGGCAAGTGTATGACACTTCAAATTACATTGGAGAACTTCAAACTCAGGGGTATGCTGAGGACAGCGCAGTTCTTACTAATCAGCGTCAAATTTTATATTCTGTAATTTCTACGCATGACTCTAAAATTAAGAAAAGAAAAAAACAAATTGAAGTTCATGTAATTCTAGCTCCTCAGGAAGCCCCTGCTATTAAGGGACAGATTCCAATTAATAATTTTCAAGATCTAGATAGTGGGTTGCTCGCTATCGAAAGATCTAAGCAAGAGAATTTAATTTTTAATCCTGGAGAGGTCTCAGGAGTGGTCCTTCCTCTATGCCCTGAGTTTATTAAGAGTTCAGTCCCGCAAGACGAATTTACGGTTAGTGAGTTAATGCTTCCTCCTGTTGGAGTAGGTCAAATCATTACTTCAGACTTCCCAGTAAGTGGCACTTCGGGAACCGTCTTGTCTCTCACTGACGAAGTGGCTACTAAAAATTTAGTAGCCATCTATAACTTCTTAGACGCAGATATTGTTAAGCCTGACTCTGATAAATACTTTTCAATAAACTGTAATGCTAGCTCTACAAGTGATAGACCTACTCAGTTAGTAGCTTCTTCCATCCCTAGTATGTTTCCTTCTGGAGTGGGGGTTCCTTACTTTAGAGGAGTTTGTAACTTCTTTAGCGGTTCGGACGGAAACCCTAAAGCTTCAAGCTATGCAAATAACAATCGCTATCTCTACTCAGCTTATCGACCCTATGGCTACGGAAGAATTAAGAGTGGCTTTAATCAGGTTGACAGTTTGTTGTATAACCAAGTAGGAGCTACATTTGATTTCTGGACCCATGTTCCTGATTTAGCTGAAGCTAATGGTGAAGGATGGGCAGGAGATCAATCACTATCTTCTCTGCACAGAGTAGTTCTTGGATGTGAGAACCGAGGAGGTAGTAACTCCACCGAGTCCGATACGTGGACGGTTGGACCTACTCTGGGATCAAACTCTATACGAGGGTTAATGATGGGCTTTAGCCGAGATAGAAGAATTACTAAGGGGTCCGATCCTAGTAATAATCCCTCGGATAATGATATTACTAAGGGATTAGTATTTCATATGAGTCCTACACAGTCCATTAATACTAGTGGGGTTACATTCTTCGCAGCTTCTGCTGATATAGGATATTGTCCTCAAGACGAAGTTCCCCCTAGTGGATATTACGGCATAGCTGTAGACACCTCTACTACTACCAGTAATGGAGATAGTTTTAATGATTGTTCTGCGGCATTCATACACACTACGGTCACAGTTGATTATGGGGCTGACTTAGTAAGTATCTATCTTAATGGTAACCTTTTGAAGGAGCAATCTGTAGAAGCCACCTTTGCAACCGCAGGAGCACCTCAGATCCCCTCTATGATCGATGCATCCTCGTTTGCATATGATACCCCTTATAAAGCCGAACTGCCTCCTAACGCTCCCCTGTTCCCCCCAAACAGATTGGGATATAGAGACTTTTGGTATTGGGATGGACCAATCCCTGAGGGAAATCCAGGGTGGGGCATGTCTTTTACACCTTGGATTATCGGAGGAGGGTATACCGATGGAATGCATCCTCATGCCTTAGAAGGGACTTCTCAGGATAGCAACGAAGGTATGAACTTTATGGGTGGAAAATGGGGAGGTAAAAAAAGTGGTCTTCACGGCTTTATTGGAAGTCTGAAGCTATATAACAGGGCCTTATCTGCTTCTGAAGCATTAAAGAATTATAATGCTCAAAAAGGCTTCTTTACCACTATCAGGACTTACTCGTATTAATTATGGCAACGACTACCTCTAACACTACCTATGGAGCCGAAGTAAGCATCGCTGTAAAAAGACATTCTGCCTCTAAATTTAAACAAAAATTTGGATTTAATTACCCATTAACGGGACAGTTCAACACTATCACGGGCGCACCTGAGTCTTTAAAGGCCAATGTAAGTGAGGGTGGTTATTTTGGTAAGGCTTATGGTGCTACCCTAATTAAAAATAATTTACGGCAACTTCTTCTTTGTGAAAGAGGAGAGAGGGTAATGATTCCTAATTATGGCATTTCATTACAAAAATATTTGTTTGAGCCTTTAGATGAAACCACTTACTATTTAATGAAAAATGAAATTTTAAAAACTTTAGAACAATATTTTTCCATAGTAAATGTTATCTCTCTTTCAGTATTTTCAACACCCATAGAGCAAGTTAGAAACGAGCTTGTTATTAAGTTAACTCTCCAAGTACTGGATGAGTCATTAGATATTTTTGATGTCGAGGTTACATTAGCATAATGGTATTTTCAGGAACAGTAGCAACAGATTTTATGAAACTGGGGAAGATCCCAGACCGCAAGAAAGAAGAGTATATTGATTTTGCAGGAACTGATTTTTACTCTATGAGGGAAAATCTTATTGCTTATGTGAAAGCAGTATACCCACTAGATTATCAAAACTTCTCTGAGTCCGATTTAGGAGTAATGTTATTAGAGCTAGTATCTTACATGGGGGCAGTGCTATCTTTAAAGGGAGATATGTTAGCCAATGAGAACTACCTAAGAACTGTTAAAACTAGAGACAATCTTCAGAAGCTTTTGGAACTAATTGGAGTAGACATGAGGGGTCCCTTAGCTGCGGGAGCTAATGCTCGCCTTACCTGTACTACGGAACCTGTAGTGGCAAACTTTCCACTAACCTATACTCCCGAAAATAGAGTTTTTGCTATTAGCTCTAAAGAAGACGGAGCACCAGTAAATTACAGCCTCTATAAGATTCAAAATAATGCTATTCAGAATATCTCAAATGCTGCTGCTTCTTTTCAACTAGAGGGTAGTGAGGCTGACAATGCTCTTAGCTCTGTATTTACCAACGTAGCTTTACTGGAAGGATCCTTAGCACTTCAACAGGGAACCTTCGATACCTTAGAAGCAAATAAAAGAGTAGTTCTTACGAACTCCCCTATTATTGATGGATCCGTCCAGGTATGGGTTACTACTTCTAATGGAGACGATCCTGCTAATGGAGCTTACCAGCAGGTAGACCGACTCTACGCTGCTTCTGGGGCTACTGATAAAATTTTTCAGGTCATTAATGATGATGACTACGCAGGAACAGTTCTGTTTGGGGATGGTGCCTTAGGAATTTCTCCTCCCGCTGGATCCGAGTTTTCTATTCTTTATAGAGTAGGGGGCGGAACACGCGGAAATATTGGAGCAGGGATTATTAATGTACAAACAACTGCTGCTGCCAATAACACTCCTAATACATTAATCTTTACCACAGAAAATAATACTCCTGCTACTGGGGGGCAGCCTGCGGAAACAGTAGAGCACGCAAAAAAATATGCTCCTTATACTTTTAAGAGACAAGACAGAGTAGTAACTCTCGAAGACTTTATTGCTATTGGAAATAGTTTTAGAAGCAAGCAAGGAACGGTAGGAAAAACAACTGCTGCTGTAAGGGATGCTTATTCTTCAGGAAATATTATTGATGTTTATACCTTAGAGAAGTTAGACAACCTCCATCTACAAAAAGCTTCAACTACTTTTAAGAAAGAATTACTAGAAGAAATTGAACCAAAAAAAATGTTAACAGATGAAGTTGTTATTGTTGACGGACTTATTAGAACTTTGGATATTGTGGTAACAATTAGAATTGATAGAGAGTTAGAAACTTTCCAAGCTCAAGTAGAACAAGAAGTAGCTAATGTTATTGTAAATCACTTTAATACCGACAATTCGGATTTCGGAAAGCCTTTCTTGCCTACGGAACTTACTAGAGAGATCTTTAGATTACCTAACGTAAGGTATGCTACTGTCGATAACTTGCCAGATATTACTAATGTTGAATTTAATGAAATAATTCAACTTAATAACTTTACCATTAATACTGTTCTAATCTAATGTCCAGAAGATATGTAAAAAAAGCTAGGTGGAATAGCCTTAATCAAATTACGCCTGAAGTTGTAGCGGTAGTTTCCGCTAGAGATAATGTTGAAAATGCAGCAGATGCTCAAAAATACTTTAAACGAAACTACTTAGAGGCTATCCGACAGATTGTTCCTAACTTTTATTTTGCAGACGAACAAGCGATTAGTGGAGTACAAGTATCTTTTCCTGATCAGCTAATAAACTCTCACATTCTAGCTGTAAAAAATCAACAAACAGTTCTTCCCTTATCAGGGCTTACATACGATACTAACTTATCGTCCTTAAACTCACCTGAAGGGCTAGCCTCTTATTTTTATAAGGATAAGCC